ATTGATAATGTTACAGATGTTACAATAAACATGGCTATAGCAAATGCTTTCTGTTCAGCTCCTACAGGAGTAAAGTAATTAATTAGTCTCTTCATTGATTCTATCTATTAGGTTAGTAATTGTTACCCATTTAGAGTAAGCTCTTTTAGTTGCATCATCATTAGCTCCAAAAGTATCTTTTAATTCTACAGCTTGATCTAGCAGTTCTGCCTCTTCAGCTAAAATAATCTCCATAATTTTTTGATTGTCCATGTGTAAAAGTTTTAATTGTTAATAACTATACGTCAAAGATAGTATAAAGTTTTATATCTGCAATAAAAAAACGTAATTTATATTCATTCTAAATAAGGATAGGTACAATTTGTACCCAACCTGTTGGTATTTCCGTCAGGTTCTAATCGGAATTTTGCCTATTATGTATAGTATATCTGACAAAAAAAAGCAGCTATCTGCTGGGGAGCTTTGATAACTGCTTTCTACACTATGGAACAGTACAAATCTAATGTTTATATTTGAATTTTAAAAATTCTGTATAACTTTTATTATTTATTTTATAGTGCTTTCTGCAGTCTTTACATTTCATCCAATGATGAATAGTACCTCCTGCAGTCACTACCTGTTTATTATAATAGATATTATAGTTAGTACATTCAGGGCAGCAGTACTTCTCATCTCCATCCATTACAGCATAGTGGGTAGATGGAGTAGTATAGGAGTTGAGTTTATTAAATACAGCTTCTAGTACAGTGACATCCATTTTACAATAGTCTACCATCTTATTCATAGCCTGCTGATCTTTCTTAAATACTATATCTTTCCACAGATCCATACCTCCTGTATCCATCTTTTGACCTACTCCTAAATACTTAGCTATATAGTCTAGTTTATTTGAGTTAAAATTAAAGTACTTTCTAGCCCATTTAAGCGTATCTATAGTCTTAGGCGAGGGTATTACATCAAGTCCATGTTTTATGGCTCTTGTACGCAACCATTTAAGGTCAAATTTATCTCCATTATGAGCTACAATTTCATCAGCTTGATTCATAACTTTGAGGAATGCTTTAATCATTGCCTTATCTGACTGCTTTTTATCCCATGTTAGGAATTGTACATCATCATCTGACTCCCATTTATAGCAGATGCAGATAATAGCTCTCTCATGAATGATATTACCTGGATTGATTGTGAGGTTATATCCTGATCTCCAAAATATACCAACATTGAATGATGTTTCAATGTCAAAAAACAGTCTTTTTCTTACCATAGATGGTGTAAACTTAGAACAAATATCTCTCTCTAGCAAATTTAAAGAGATATGATAGCAGTAATCCTATAGCTACTCCTACAAATAATAGGTTAAGATTACCTCTAGTTCTAGGTGTTGTAGCTTTAGCTTTAGCTTTCTCTACTATCCTATCTTTGTAGATAGTTTTGACCTTTAATCTATATTCTATTTTTTTATCTAGTCTAGTCTTAGGTACATAGACTGTATTATATTTAATAATAGTATCTTTAGTACTGATAAACTTCTCCCATACAATACTATCATGAATGATAACAGGGATAGAATCTAGTGTAGTGATTCTGATAGTATCACCTGTCTCTGAGCAGGTATAACCTTTCTTAATTGCCTTATTAAGATGGTATTGTGCAGAGCAAGAGCTGAGTAGTAAGATTATGGCTAAGTATCTCATTATTCTTTTATTTCAAAGTGCATCCAATCATAATTCTTTTCTCTACCTAAAGATATAAATCCATGCTTATAGAATATATCTATCATTGGCTTGTATTCAGGTCTAGCAAATCTTGCAGTCTTAGATGATTCTTTAAGTAGATTTCTAGCAGGATCTAAGTCTATTGCTATCCCCCATGAGTGCATGGATAAACTTGTACCTCCTCTCATTTTTCTATAGTTAAAGCATCCACCGAATAAATCTATCCCTAACTCCTTTATTTTATCATAGCCATAGGTAGATAGAAGCTCATTGAATACAGCTGTAAAATTATCAGCTACTAACTTATGGCACATCATAGAATTGACTGAGCTGTCTAAATCCCAAGCTATACGCATTGGATAAGGTAGTTTAATCTTTACTAAATATCCTGCACCTGTTACATTAGCAGTGCCATACTTAGATGTAAGTTCCCATCTATTCATTTTAATTTGTTTATGTCCTCTTTAATATCCTTAGCTCTAGCAAATAACAGCTTCATTGACTGCCACAAGTCTATACCTTTTACTACTTTATAATTCTCATTAATAGACATTACCTCTATACTAGCTAAGACCAATGCAGTTACTTTAGTGAGCATGAATGGTACACTAAAGAAAGTTAGTATGATATCATTTAGTATGAATCTATCTATTAAAAAGAACATAATCACAGTAACTTCATAGAGTGCTAGCTTGCTGATAATAGCTGATAACTTTCTGCTAGTTATTTTTTCTTTTAACTTATTAGCTTTCCAAATACCTGTAAAAGTATCAATAGCAATTAATACTCCAATCATCAGGAGTATGCCTGATATAGGTAAAAAGAATGCAAAGCATATAGAGATAAGTGTCAAAAGTTCTTGTTGTATAGATATTAGTAGTAGGGATATTTGTGTTTTCATTGTTTCTCTTCAATTTCAGATACTAATAAAAAAGTAAAATAAGATATTGCTAGACATCCTTCAAATTTAAGATATAGAGCAGGTTCAAATAGTAATGATATGCCTGTTAAGTATCCAAATCCAAAAACTAAGAATGATAAGACTCCTGAGTGCTTCATATAATTAAGATTGAATTGTTATAGCCATTGCTATTATTACCACATAATCCTGTACATTCTAACAATCCATTAGAGTAACAGCTACAGCCATCTATCATAGGTCTAAGGTCAGTATCTCTGTTAGTAGTACCTGTAAAAATTGGATATAAATCTCTATTTTTAAGTAGATATCTTATCAATCTCTGCTCAAAAAATGCAGCTTTTTGTGCATAGTGTTCCATACTAAATGCTATAGTACCTCTATCTACTGATGAGCTATTATCTCCAAACTGATTCTGTAGACCTTTATTCTTTAGCTGTAAAGATAGACCAAACACAGCATCTTCTGCCGCCCTCCATGCTATAATAGGCTGAATAAATGCCACTAGGTCCTCCTCATCAGGATCTAAAGTCTGAGCATTGTACTTAGCTAGTAAGTCATTATAGAATGTAGTGCCTAAGATAGGCATGATTCTTAGCTGAGCTTGAGTAGCTAAGTAGGGAGTAACATTATTAACATCTACATTAGCTGTAATAGGTGTGTTATTCTTAAGATAAGTTTCTGTTATAAAGTATAGCATCAGATTATAGGTGTTTGTGCGATTTGTGACTTGCTCTTATCTCCACCTGCTACAGGAGGTAAAGATGCTAAGGCTCTAATTTCATTCTCAGTCATAGTCTCAAGTACTTTAGTAGCTACCAAAGGTGATAGACTATTAAGTGCATCATTAGTCTTAGATGTATCTCCCTCAAGCTCTACTATTGCCTCATTAATTATCTGATAGTTATTGATTGTAAAATCTGCATCTATCTTAGCTATGAATAACAGCTCATTAAAGATATCTGACACCATTTCTCTAAGTGGCATTACTACATTTTTCTCAAATATGATGTAAGCCTGCTTAATATCTGAGCCATTACCTAGTGATCCTGTTGTACGAATACCCATAAGGATAGGATCAATAGTATGACTAAAACAAATCTGCTCAGTATTCAGCTGTGATGCCTCCTGAAAGAGACTATCATTACCATTAGTAGGTAGTGACTCTATCTTTGGCAGTTGATCCTGGCTATTAGCAAAGAATGCCACAGCTTTACCTGCATTAGCAGCACCTTTTAATCTATCAATAGTATTTCTTATCATGTTTTTTTCCTCCTCAGACTGAGGTCTTTTAGGGAACATCATAGCAAAGCTAGGGAATACTGAATTTTGAATATTACTTTTAGCAAAGTAGCTAAGTTCACCTGATAAGAATGCAAAGTTTAAAGCTGAGGTATATTGAGGTAATGGGTAGTAATCCTGTCCAATACATTCAACCTCATATACAAATAGTTGCTCATAATCTCTTGAGGTAGGAGAGTATCTTTTGATCTCCTGTACATTTATTCTACTAGCCCAATCATCACAGATATAATATCTCTTTCTATCTAAGTTTACTCTAAGTTTCTCAGGAGATAGATTTACTATCTTTGTGAGCTTCATCTTATCATCAAAGCAGAGTTTAAAATATACTCTATTGTGGAGAATCAGTTGCTGAGTTACAGCAGGTACTATTTTTTTAATGTTTAATTTTCTCTCTAGTGTGTAAAGCTCTAGCTTATCCTGTACAGTAAGTCTATCAGCTACTATATTAAATCCACCTCCTACAGCTGCATTCACTTTATACCCTACTATAGAGCCATGTAATGGACTAGAATAGAATATCTGATTGAGTAGCTCAGGGAATAGGTTATCCTGACCAAAGGGAATATAACCATTAGTCTGATGCCTACCATTTACATAGGGTAAAGTTAGATTAGCACCTCCTACCTTAAGGAATGGAGTAGAGAATGACTGATATCCCTCTACTATTTCATGCTTTACTTTTTTAAAAAAATCTTTTAATGCCATAATTAATCATAAATTGATGATACTATTGGTCCAGATACTACCATCCTGCCCTCTTCAATTACTACTCCTGTAGAGTTAGCAACAGTTGGTGGTGTGATAGTGGATTCATAGATACTATATGTATACTGTCCTTTTACTAATTCCAAATCTACAGGCTCATCTAGCTCAAACTGATTAAATCTTTCAGGATAAGCTGATATATCAGCAGTGTAGAATGTAATAGGTGCAGACAGCTTGTCCATTTCATTCTGAAAAACAAATAAATAATAAGGATTAGGCAGTGTACTTACCTCTGTTAGGGTAAGGATAATCTGATTGACCTCATCTTTTTTAATGTATATCATATAACTATATTATACTAAGGTCAAAAAATGTTTAAAAAAAAAGCCCTACAATATGTAGAGCTTTAATTATTAGGGTATTAGATTATGATTGTACAGCAGCTGGGAAGTCTGTTGCATTAGTTGTAATTAATGTGCTTGTTACTTCATAAGCCAAGTGATCAGTCTCAGCTAATAATGTGATGGAGTATTTACTACCATCAGCTCTTGCTGTACCTGATCCCTCACCTGTAGCAGTAAGTTGTACATTTTCAAAATACCAATACTTATCATTTGCATCTTGAATAAACACAGCTAAGTACTGCTGTCCTGATCCAAGTACATTGATAGCTTCTGATTTATCTTTGTCTCTACGATTAAACATAAGAGTAATAGTCTGAGTAACGATGCTAGATCCATTTATTAAGTCTACTGCAGTCTCTTCTGTATAATTACCTGTATTTCTGTTGATAGCAAAAGGTACACATGGATCACCTACAGTAATTGCAGATACTATCCAAGTTCCTCCTGCTACTGTAACTCCTGAGATCTCCTCTTGTTGATTTACCCATATATTTTTTATTCCTCCAATGTTATTGGAGCAATTTTTTTGGATTGATTGTAATGCTTCACAGCTCATGATATATGTTTTTAGTAAAGGGAGCTCATCACTCCCTTAGATTTATAAATTAGTTAATTAAGTTGCAGAGTTGTAGAATACAATCTCATTACCATTAACATGAGTAAATCCTACTTTAACATTTGCACGAGTTCTAATTACAGGCTCAGCTACAGTATCAGCTAGATTTACAGCTCTTAGAGCTTTACCATCTCCCTCTGCATCAAAAGCATATAATAAATTCTGCTTTAATGTAGCTACGATAGTAGACTTAGTAAGCATTCCTGGACACAATACCATCTTAATTCCTAAGTAAGTAAAGTCTAGAGCTTGAGTCAAGTTAGCTTGAGTGTTAGATGCAGCAACAGCAGCACGATAAGCAGTAGCTACAGGAGCTGATACATAGATTCTCAAATCCTCTTGATTAGCAATTACAGCAGCAGGGATAGCAGCATATACTAGAGCTAATTTAGCAAGTACATTTCCTGCATTAATAGCTACAGGAGATGCAATATCAATTACATTAGCAGCATCAGCTACTAGTGATTTCTTATATCCATCACATAAAGCAAGTGCAGCAGTACCTGATGCAGTATCACCTGACCATCTTAATTTCTCAATGTTCTCAGCAATAGTCTTAGACATCTCATCCCAATAGTATGACATGAAAGATGCTACAGTGAAATCACCATTTGATCCTTTAGTCATTTGTAAAGATACAAAAGACTGCTCTAAGTCAAACTGACAAATTTGTGCCATTGCAGATAGAGAGCATACATCAATCTCTACAGATGCTAAGTCATCAGTAGATGCATTGAATCCACAGTTATCTTCCTGTAAAACTTGACCAAATACTACATTTGATATTTTAGTCTTATACTTTACTCCTGGTAGTGTACGATAGTTATCAGCTACCTCCTCTTGTAAATAAGCTCGGCTATAGAATGCCTCACTGTTAGCTTGTAATAATGCAGATGCATCAATATCCAAGTTAAATCTTAATTGTTTTGCCATTTTTTTTGTTTTTTATTTATTAGTTATTAGTTAAAAATTTACTCACTATACTAAATTTCTCATTTTGAGATAATTTAGTAGCTACCACTTCCTCAGTAGCGACATCATCTGCCATAACTTCCTCCATGTGATTTCTTAAATCAGCTATCATTGCTATAATAGCATTGATTTGCTCATCAATTACAGGTTGTACTATAGCCAAAATAGCTTCAGCATCAGCAGTAGGATCAATAGCCATCTCTTCTGTGGCAGGTGTCTCCTCAATTACTTCCTCTTCTACTACTGTATCCTCTAGTGCAATCTCTTCTGTCATTGCTTCTTCTTCAACAACAGGTGCATCTTTAATCTCAGTAACTTCTCCATCAACAACGATGTAGATCTTACCCTCGATTAGATGCTCTCCATCAGGTAACTTCATATTATATTTATTTAATTGTTTACTTAGTTTTAATCCTAAGAATCCCTCTATTGAGAATCCTATCTGCTCATTTGCTACTAACTCATTATAGTAATCCTTATCAGTTACCTGAGCTGTTACCATTAATGTACCTTTAGGTACTTCAATACCATAGCTAGAGTAGGCTTTATCTTTCTTAGGATCTTCTACTATCCATGCCTCAAGTACATAAGCAGGTACAGTCTTATCAGTATCATGCTCTAGGTTAAATACATTCCTATTAGATAGGTCTTGCATGAATTTAGAATGAATCTGCTCAATAGTCTCAGCTGTAAATTGTACATAGTACTCCTCATCATTCTCATCATTCCTGTATATCTCCATAGGTATCATAGCAGGTGCTACTACTCTATACTTTAGGTCATCTGAGAAAAACAATTTTTTATTCTCATCAAATGCCATACCTTTAGTAATTATGGCAGGAGTTGAGGTAAAAGCTATCTGCTCAATACCTAACTCTTCACCATCTGAGTACTCAGGATCTATAGTAATTTTATAGATTGGAATATCTTTAGTCATAACTATATTATATTTTTTTTATATTTGTTCAAAAATTAGAAATTATGATAAATTTATTCGGTAAAGAAATTCCATCTAAGATGGATGAGCTAACATTAGAGCAGTTTCAAAAGATATCTGCTATCCATAACAGTGAAGAGTATGATACATTAGAAAAACATTGTAAAGTCTTTGAGTACTTAGGCATTACAGAGGATGAGATGGATGTAGACTTTGACCTGTTCTTAGCTAATGTTAAGGAGTTTAATAAGGATAACTATGATAAGAAAGATCCTGTAGAGGAGATAGAGATAGATGGCTATACTTATAGAGCTGAGATGAAGCTGTCAGTAAAAGATAGTAGGATTGTTGAAAAAATTGTTAAAAAAGATAATAAAGAATATATCTCAGATATTATGGCTCTAATGTTTAAGCGAACAGATCTATCCAATACTGAGCATTATGATCCTGCACATCTTAAACACAAAGCTAAATTATTCAGCAAGCTCAAAGCAGATATATCAATTCCCTACCTTACCTTTGTAACTTATAAAATATCTAATAATGGAGATACCAAAGAATTGGAATCAGATATCAGTGGAGCAGTTCCTGGAGATCAGGAAGCTGAGCAGTGAAGATGGTATCTTTAACTATCAGATTGATGTACTTTCTGCTTTAACAGATAGCAATATCTCTGACTTTGAGGAGCTAGAAATAGATGAGCTAAGAGAATTGACTAAGCAGATTAAATGGATACAATCAGAGCCATCTAAGAGGTATAAGAATAAGCTAGATAAGTATGTACTTAAGTCATTTAATAAGATTACTCTAGGAGAGTTTATAGACCTAGAGCATTACTTCTCTAATAACTACATAGACCACTTCTGCCACATCTTAGCATTACTATACAGGAGAACATCTAAGAATGTTTATGGTGATGATATTATAGAGCCTTATAATTATAGCCCAGCAGATAGATTAGATTGGTATTTAGATTACCCTATCACTGATGTTTATGGATTGATACCTGAATATCTTAAATTTAGAGAGAATTTTACTAATACCTATACTAATCTATTGGTAGATGTAGTCACTGATGATGAGGTGCTAGAAGATGCTGATGAGATTAAAGAGCAGAAGAGAGAACAGGAGAAGCAGAAATTTGCATGGGAATCTACTATCATGGCTCTATGTAATAATGATCTCAGTAAGTTTAATAGTATCTTAGATATGTCAGTAGTGCTAGTCTTTAATATCTTAGGTATGAAAAAGACTTTAGACATATAAAGGAAATCCCTGCTGAAATCCTGCAGGAGGATCTAGTGCATAGAATGTATAAGTCAATCTCTGATCACTTTGTAATATCTCAGCTACCTCTAAGATAGGATAGTTTTTAGATATCCATTCTACATATTGGCTGTAGATTTCATTAGTAATACCTGCACTTGCTAGCTCTCTTGTAAAGGTAGCTACCCAATCTCTAGGCACAATCACTCCATCATTCCATAAGTGAGCTCCATTATTTAAAAAGATAAAGTAATACATGGCTATTATCTCAATCTCTAGACTACCAAACCCTGTTACCTTAGCATTGATTCTAATAGACTCTACTAGTGTGCCATTGTTTTGTACAATATCATTCCTTACAATCCTCTTTAATATGTTAGCCATCCTCCTACGAGTAGGATACAATATATTAAATTCGCCTGTCTTTTTATATGCCATAACTATATTATATTAATTAAGCATTTTGTTTAAATTGCTGATATTTCTAAGGTCACTTCTCCATTAGCACATAAATTATTATATACATGATAAGGCATCTCTAGTCTTACCCTCTCATCTCCATTGTCAAAGTATGTGCCGTATTGAGTAAAGTTACTGCCCTGTAAATTAAGATTGCAAGCTTCAACAAAATTAGTAATGCTTCCTGATGCAATAGTAGTCTGCACATCAAATTGTACTCCATTACAAAAGAATGTCATAGTATTTTGAGGAGGTATACTATCCCACTGTAATGCCTGACTATAGGCTGTGTATATTTTTTTAGGGATAGGACAGTTAGTCCATGATGGAATCACTACTGAGATATTCATTTGCCACCCTGCAGCGTAATCTAATAGATCATTATTTAATGGGATGAATGTAGGCTGTCCATCTATATCAAAGTCATAATCATCTGAGAATGTAAACTCTAAATATAGGTCCTGGAGTATCTGCTGAGTATCACTTAGAATAGTAGTGATGTTAGCTCTATCCATCTGTATAATATCAAAACAATAAATCTCTAAATTAAAGATAGAGACATTCTCATAGGGAGTAACTCCTGTAGGTACTACATATACTATAGGATACTTCTCATCTTTAGTAGCAAAGTTCACCATCTGCTCTTTAAAGTCTGATCCTACTTTTTTAACCTGTAGATGATTGTTATAGAAAGCAGTAATCTTATCTACTATGGATTGATAGCTTATCATAATACTGAATTTTGTTGAATGTTATTAATATGATTCTGTGATGCTGTTATCTCAGTCTCAGATACTATTGCTGTTACTGTTATATTTTGACCTGTGCCACCTCCTGCATTTACTTGACTACCTGTATTAGCTTGACCAAATAATTGAGGAGCTGCTGCAGGTGCTACTGCTGTAGTGGATGTCGTATCACCTCCACCTCCACCACCACCACCACCACCTGAATTTGCTGAGATACTACCTCCACCTAATGCAGATAGCCCCTTAGCTGTAGCAGCTACTACTGATGCTATACTAGTAGCCATCTTAATATATAAGATAGCACTTGTAGATAATCCAAATATACCTTTTGTAGCTACTTCTTTAGAAGCTCCTACATTACTATTATTTATGATTTCAGCTATAGATACAGCACCATTAGCTATGAGTGCAGCCTTTTGTATTTTCTTATTTTTTTCACCTAATCCTGCAAGTAAATTTACAAGTCCTTTAGCTGCATCTATCTCTGAGCTTATTATAGATTTTTTTGCTTGAAAAGCTGCCTGATTTATAGCTTTCTGTTTATCTGCTTCAGTTTTTAAATCAGCAGTTTTTTGTTTATTTGCATCATCTTGAATCTTTACTAATTCTGCTGCTAATTCTTTCTCTAGCAGTTTTACCATTTCAGCATCTGTAGAGAATTGATTCATCTTAGCTTCTGCTGCTTGAGTAGCTTGTAATTTTTTAAACTCTACATCACTAAGAGTAAGCCTTTGCAATTCTAAAAATTTTGCATCCTCTAAAGCTATTCTTGTTTTATTATCTTCAGCTATTTTAAGATTGGCAGCATCTGTATATTTTTTCTTAATCTCTGCCTCCTGGATACCTTGAGCATTTACTAATGCAGTAGTGTCATTCTTATATTTAATAGCTGCATCTATCTTTATCTTATAGGCAGCTGCCAAATCATCTAGCTCTTTCTGTTGAGCAGTCTTTTTAGAATCAGATACTACTTTAGCAGCTGCTGCAATCTCAGCCTCTGATGCTTTATCTGCTGCTATCCTTTTATCTCTTGCTTCCTTAGCTCTAGCTTCAGCTTCTTTTTGCTCAGAATCTGCTTTAGTTTTAGCATCATCAAGTTCTTTTTTATTAGCAGCATTTTTAGCTACAATTTTGTCACTATAGCCCTGCTTTATTATTTCATTCTCTGCATCTACTTGCTTCTTTAATTCTAATCTTTTATCCTCATAAAATTTACCTTCTAAATTCTTAATAGAATCTAATTCTTTTTTAGCTTCTTTCTTTCTTACATTAGCCTCTTTAATTTTAGTGTTACTTAGCTCCTCCTCTAGCTTAGTGGTATCTTTTCCTGCAGCTTTAAGTTGAGCAATCTCTCTACCCAAATCTCCTACTACCTGAGCCTCTCTTTCTTTAGATGAGTCTGATACTTTTTTATTAGCTGCTGCAGTTTTTTCTGCATTCTCTTCTGCTGCAAAAGATGTAAGTCCTAGCCAATCGGTCAGGTCTTTAAATCCCTGAATAAGTGTATTGATGGGAGCCATTAGTGCTTTGATAACATCATCCAATACTCCAAATGATTTCAATACTAAAACTATAGCAGCAATAATAGCAGCAATAATAATAGGGATGTAGAATATAGGATTGATTAATATCTGAGCTCCTAGTTTTAAGAATGCTTTACCTAATGTACCTGCAGTATCAGTCAATCCTTTTAGTGACTTACTGATATCATCTTTACTTAATCCACCTAATGCCTTAGCAAAAGTCTTAGACTTCTCTGCTGCCTCCTCAAAGTCCAATGACATCAAAGAATCTTTAATCCCTCCAAGTCCATTACTTACCTGCTCAAACTTAGAGCCTGATGCAAATACTTTTACTGCCTCATTAGTATCCTTAATCTTATCAGTGAGTTCACCTGCTTTCTGAGCAAGTGCAGCCATTTGTGCAGGATCAGTAGCATTAGCTAACTCTCCTTTTAATTCTCTTAACTCAGCTTTCATCTGAGCTATGCCTTGTATCTTAAGTGGTATAGTTACTTCATTCATATACTCTGATTTCTAAGGTGTTATTTTTAAGGTGACTATCATGCAGTGCTGCTGTAGGATTATGAAGATCGGTAGTAATTATACTAATAAAATTTAATCCTGTACCTATCCTTACTATACCATTAGGCTCTACATTACTAATCATAGCATAAGTCTTATTAGCAGTAAAAGCTCCTGTTAGTGTACCTAGATAATTACCTACTGCTGATCTAGTCCAAACTATAGGACCTATAGTATTCTCTAGTTCATGTACTGTAGGTGCTGAGGTACTACTCTGACTAATCAAAGCTACATACTTTTTATAGGTAGGTAGTATATCACTGACTGTTCTGCCATTCAGAGTATTAGTTACTGTAAGATTAGTAGTAGCTATGCCATCATTCTCTATGCTTAGACCATCTCCTACTACTAAGGCTTTAAGTCCATCTCCGACCACATTACCTGATCCTAAGATTAAAGCATCAGTATTATTAGTAGTGACATTAGTAGTACTTCTGTAGGTATTCATAATAGATTGAATCTGAGCACCATTACCGGGTCCTACAGGAGTAGTAGTGCCACCAAAGAATGGAGGTAGGTCTATCTCAGTCTCTAAGCTAATCAGCTCTACTTTAGTAGGCTGCCATTGATTAGCATTGTAGTCTATAATCTTATTAATACTCCACCATGAATTGTCTATCCTTATCTTATCATTCAGCTCCATGTATTGAATGTCAATCTCTCTAAGATTAAAGTAGGCAGTCATTAACTTACCACCATTTATCTGTGCTACTGTTCTTCTCCAATACTTATTGTAAAGATTGTTATTAGTATTCTGAGCTACCTGATAATAGTAGTATTGACATTCTGCAAAATTAATATCAAAGATAGGATTTAAGGGATCATCTCCTCCAAAGTGTGAGAGGTAGGGATAAACTCCATTTGTAGATGTTACTGTATCATAGCCTGATAGTATATCTACATCATTAGCAGTTACCTGTCCATTATCATATAATATCCTGATATTAGTCTTAGGTGCTGCACCATTTAGTAATGGTAGGAATGCACCAAATACTGTAGGCTGTACAGGAGTAGGTGAGAATATAAGCTCTTTGACATCTATGCCTTTTACATACTCATTCTCAAATGTTACCTCTACCTGTCCATAGATTTCTCTAGTGACATCAGTATATACTTTATTAGGTGAGTCAGTATCTGCTTTGTAGCTAAGTCTTAATTTCTTATTGTTAAGCTCAGGGATAAAGATAATAGACTGCTCCTTATCTTTCATTAGTAGTTTAGTCCAATCTACAGCCTTACCTGAATCATAGTACTCATCTCTGTGCAATAAGATTAGATTGTTCTCATTGTTAGGATCAGGAGTAGCATATAGATTATACATCATAAAAATGCTCTTGATGTAATCTGATTGCTTAATCTTCTCAGGTACAAAGGTATTCATGGTAGTGATACCACTGTTCAATGGGATGTTATCAGATGGTCTGATGGTGAGGTCTATGGATGTAATGTTTAGGATGATGCTAGGAGAATTATCAGCAGGCTCATTAAAAGATGTGTTAAGCCAAGTAATACTATTATTTTCTCCAAGTATTACTCTTTGACCTGCACTATTTAGATATCCTAGTGCTACTCCTGCTCTTACTATTTGTATATCTCCATAGTCTATTCCTCCTACTCCTAAAGTATTTGTAGTAGCATTAAGAGTAAATACCTCAGTAAAGCTATAAGTGCTACTAAAACTATTGTCAGGAAATGGGCTAGCCTGTGTATAATTAATTTCTAAACTTTGTGAACTGTATACTTTTGTGTTTTGTGTAAATCCTACTTTTACTACTAAAAATGGAACATAAACTAAACCAAATGAGCCTAAAGCAGGAGCAGGATATAAATCATCAGCACTTATATTTTCTATCTGTACAGTACCTGATACAGTTGCCTGATATACATAAGATTCACCTGAAGCATTAGTTATCCATTGAGGAGTAGTGTACTGACCATTGGTAGTATTAAATAAATTTTGAGGATCTAATGTTTCAGTCCATCCTGTAGTTATACTACCTATAAGAAAATCTTGAACACCTCCAGGATTAGTACCTGTCAAAGTTACTCCTGAGTTCTCTGCCACCACTTTATAATCACTCCAATCCACTATATTCTGATCACCATTGTAAGGTATCAGTAGCTTATCAAAGTTAGCATCTGCTAATCCATCCCAAGTATAACTATAGCCTGAAGTAGCAAAGATTCTATCAAAATAAGTCTGAGCATATATAGCAGGCTTAAACCAATTAAACTGATATTGATTGTCTATATTAAATGGCATTACATACTTATAGCCATTATTCACCGTATGGTCAAAGCTATTGATTACCTCTGCAGGATCTATATAGTGATCTAAGTCTGAGAAATCTAAGTCACTTAAATACTTATTAGAGATGTCACTAAAGAATGTACCTCTATCCTCTTTAATCAGTACCTCATACTCCACCATCTGCTCATAAGCTCCTGTCACTTGTGACTTCTTTATATTGATTAGCTGTAGAGTAGCATTAGTCATAACAGGTATGCCATCCTGAATGACATCACATCTAGTAATTGTATTGATATTGAATGTACCTGCCTGAATGTTTACATCATAGTAATGATTGAGCAGGGTATTGTTATTTTTATTGCCTACTAAAGTAATGGTCTTAGAGAATGATCCTGTCCTTTTAGATATATCTCTAATATCCCCTACACTAAAGTTCAGAGGGAATGATGTACCCTCTTTGACATCTAGGTATCCTGTGCTAAGTTGTATCCTAACCATTGATCGGATCTTGCTGTGCTAATTTAATAGTCACTGATTGCTTAATTAGTTTCTTATTCTTTTGGCTGAATACTTCAAAAGTAGAATCATCTATAAGACAGGCACAGTAATAGTTATCACTAAAATAGTATACTTGAGGTGATGTGAGTAACTCCTGGAATCTAGTAGCATCATCCTGACTCATCCAATTAGTATTTAGGTCAAAGGTCTTAGTAACATTAGTGTTATAAGTTCTAAATCCTTTTTGTAAATTAACTCCTACCCATTCTTGACTCACTACCTGCCCATCTATATGCTGATTATACTGCTCTCTAGTTATCTGCCCTTTCTCATAGGTCCTTAGCTGAAATGAGAATGATTGCCATGATCCCATCCTATCTAAGTAGATAAGTTGCTCATCATTAATGGTACATCTATTGTCATACTTAAAGTAATAGTAATCATTACCTGAAGGTATATCACTATAAATAAATACATAATAATCTACAGTAACATTTGCAGTAGGTCCTACAAAGACAGCATAGATGCCATCATTAGCAGGAGTAAATGAGGTATTATCTAATAGGCTATTATTCATGTCATACCACTCTACTTTATAGATAGCTCCACCATATACTCTAAGGTTGTAATAAAATTGAGCTCCCAAAAATGCACTAGGAGCTACTGATCCATCTGTAGGTAAATTGCTAGTCATTAGATAGCCATAAGGATTAGATAAGCCTAAGTAAGTTGCACTAGGGAATGCAGTATAATCACTCACATTAATATTATTATTATAAGCTCCATTGAATACCTCTTTATTAATTATCAGCTCATCATCTAATACCTGAGTCTTTCTTAAATCTGCATAGGTTACATTACCATTGATAGTATCATCAGTAATAGTAGACCAAAGGACATTGACAGTAAAGTTATTAGCATCAGTAACTGTTATCACTGTATGCAATCCCTCAAGTGCAGGATTTGCTACTCCACCATCTGCCTGAGTAATTACTATCTGATCTCCTACTATAAAGCCATGAGCTGTATAATTGATATTAGTATTGAGTCCATCTATTGTCAGTGAATTTGTATAGTCTATATTATCTATATACTCATAACCTAGATCTACATCATATTGATACCATGACTCTGATACATCATAAGGTACTCCATTAGCAATCCCTGACTCATTATAAGTCACCAATGATTGCATCAGCATAGATATATCCTGTTCACCATACCCTGTGCTATATGTAGGTAGTACTCTATATTGAGCTACTACATTGGCAGGTATATGAGAGCCTGCTGCAGGATAGATGGTGAAGATGTACCTGAAGCCAGGCTCATTCTTATTAGAGTTATCTATGATATACTTAATAGGATTGTATGCAGGCATTAACTGCTGAGGCTCTGCTATGATAGTTGTAGTGCTAGGCATTACTTTTTATTAAAGTTCATATATATATACTTGGTTACTAGTTGAGCTACCTGATCCCTGTGTATTAGTTGCATCACATTTTATGCTAACAAGTTGGTCTTGGTCAGCAACATCTAATAAATAAGTTGTAGAAGTTTCGCCTGTTATATTAGTACCATTTCTTAACCATTGGTAACTAAAAGAAGTAGGTGCAGGATTTCCATCCCAAATATTTCCTGTAAAGTTAATTGTATCTCCTACAAACCAAAAAATCGTATAATCTATGTAAGGCGGAGTAATAATTGTAGGTGCTGCTAAAGCAAGAGGGCTAAAATTACCTGAAGTTGCAGGTGTTGATCCACTTGCATTAGTTGCTGTTACAATACAAGTTATAGTCGTACCTGCATCTGCACTTACTAACGTATATGTGTTAGTATTCGTTCCTATATTTGTTGCATCCCTTTGCCATTGGTAAGCATAGCTAGTAGGACTACCTGTCCAAGTTCCGTCTGTTGTTGTAAGTACATCATCAACATAAAGCCCACCACTTATAAGCGGTGCTACAGTATTTACAGGTGGTACTGCAGGAGGTGCAGCTGTGATAGCCTCCCATGCCTCCATCCAATTTGCATTAATAGTACCTGCCCCACCTAATGCTAAGACTATATCCTGCAGATAGTCAGTAGAGGTAGATGGATCACCTCCTACCTCAGTTAGTATATCTGCCATTAGATCAGTAGAGGTAGCTAAGTCTACTCCATAGTAGTCAGCTATGCCACTAAGATAGTTACCATTGATGGCACTAACTCCTAGATTATCGGCTATTTGTTTTAATGTATCACTCATAACTATATTATATTAAAGTAGCTTTTTGTTTAGAAGGCATAGTAAGAGTCATCAGTGTAATACTCCTGCCTTATGTAAGTAGTAGCATATCTGATAGCATCCATAGCATCATCATATAACTTGACAGGCTCATCCATAATCTGATCGCCTATTTTTTTCCACTTATAATTCTCATACTCCTTTATGATCTGCTTATCCTCCTGACAAAATACTCCAAAGGTCTTAATGTTATCTATGCCTTTCTTTACTACCTTATTAGCATTATGTACATCATAGCCTGCTGTATTCATCTCAGCAATTATCTCAGGCCTAGAGTAGTCAGCCATGATTTCTATATGCTTATCTATATTCAGGCTATCCATCCTCTCTATCAGCTGAGTAGTAGTGAGGTAGCTCTCATAGATTACTTTCTCTATGAAGATATCATTATCACAGTAATATACTCTGACTAGAGCAGTAGGGTGATTGTAGCCAAAGTCTAAGCCATAGACATACTTAACAAACTTAGTAGGCCTGTGAGCCATGAAAGTCCAATTAGAATAGATGTTACTCTTAGAGATAGCTTTCTCCCCTAGAGCATATATC